CGAGGAAGTTCTGTTCCGACTCCTCGCGCTCGTACGGCGCGCGCTCGTCGTCCGGATCGTCGGGCAGGGCGTGGCGCAGCGTGCACAGGTGGATGCCCGGGCCGGTCAGCGAAGGGTCGCGTTCCAGGTGATGGAAACGGCAGGCGGTGCAGGCGAGTGGCTCATCCATGACGCGGCTCCGATGACATGGCTGCGTTGATCGCCTGGCGCAGCGTGCGGTTCATCGTGCCGGGCCGCAGCCCAAGGCCTAGCCGTCCACTTTCGGAACCGTCGTGCAGCAGGATGCCGCCGCGCCGGTTGGCCATCACTTCCAGCCAGTCGAGCCGTTTTGCGTCTTCCAGCGCCACGGCAAGCAATGCCTGGCGAACGCCTTCGCGAATGGATGCGTTCAGCACCTCGATGGTGGGCACTCCATCGGGGTGGGTTTCCATCGCCATGCGGGCGACGCAGGCCACCTTGTACGCGTGCACGGCGTGATCCAGCACTTCGTCAGTCGACATCGCCATTCCCCTTGATCGTGGTCACCTGCGGAATGCCGCGCTCCCATTTCGCGCAGGCCGGCGAGCGCAAGACCACGTCGGTGGCGCGGCCGTGGGTCCAGTGGCCGATCAGCAACTGGCATTTGTAGTAGCGGCGGTTGCCGTGGCTGAGGCGCAGCCGGCAGTGCGCGCAGGTGTTGCAGGTTTCGCCGGCCGGGCCGGTGCCGGGCTTGGCGGCGTAGCCTGCGGCGGCGCCGCCACGCGAGCGCCGCTCGATCTTCGGGCGCTCCGGTTTGCCGGTGAACAGGCCGAACTGCTGGGTGGCCATCGTCATGCCTCCAGCGCCTGCAGGGCGACATCGATGGCGAGCCGGGCATTCAGCAGCGCGTGATGCACCGCACCCAGTTTTTCGCTGGCCGGTGCGGGTGTGGCCGCCGCGCCGGCGGGTGCGGGCACAGCGCCGTCATCGACCCGTGACCACACCGCGGTCGAGGTGGTGCCGTGGCGGACCACCTTGCCTTTGATGCGCAACGCCTGCAGCGCCATCACCACCTGCGTGGTGGTCAGCGGTGGCGTGATGCGCGATTCAAGGGTGGTGCGGCGGATCGGTTCCTCGCCGGGCAAGAACGCCGCCAGCACGCGATCGGATACGCCTTTTTCGTAGCGATGCGGAGACGGTTTGGCGGCGACAGGTTCGGGCACCGGCGGTGCTGCTTTTGGCAGAAGCGGCTGCGCTGGTACCGGCGCGATCCTTTCCGGTGCTGGTTCTTGCACTACGCCACCGATCAGCGAATACCGCAGCACGCCGTCGCCGTTGTGGATCCGCTTGATCTTCTGGTGGCGCACTAGACCGGTCAGTGTGCTGCGCAGCCGTTCCGGCACGGTGTCGCCCGGTTCCAGGATGCCCAGGGCATGGGCCAGCTCCACCACGTTGCACGGCTCGCTGATGCCGCGCAGGTGCTGCACGATACGTGCTTGCAGTTCCATGGGCTCAGTCCTCGCCCACGCCGGCCGGCACGTTGAGGTAGTCGCGCCAGCCAACCTTTTTGCGGCCGACCAGGAAGCCCCAGGGCTGCACCTTCGGACCAGTACAGAACAGCGTCCACGCCGTTTGGCCTTCCGGCAGCTCCAGCCGGTGCCAGGTCTTCGCACGACGCAGCAGCACGCTGCCCGGGCCGTGCCAGGTGCGCACGGTATAGCTCACCACGTTGTCCACCAGCACCGGCCGCACTTCCCAGTAGCCGCCGCGCAGGATGATGGTGAGGTACGGCCACGGGTGGTCGTGGAACACGCGGTCGGAATCGCTGCGCAGGATGTGATGTACCCGCGCGCCGAACAGCGGATACGGTCCGCTCTCGCCACCGCCGCGGCGGCCGATGCGGAAAAACCAGAACCGCTCCATGTAGCCGGCCAGGTGCACGTACGGCGTGCGCATGGCGCGCTGGATGATCCAGTCGGGCAGGGCTGTGATCGCGCGGTTGACCGCGTGCCCCAGCAGGATCAGCCACGCCATCAGCGCGAAGCACAGCGCCGTGGCCACGATGTCGCTGCCCATCGCGTGGAAGGCTTGAACCACGATCACGGCAACGACGGTCATCAGCAGGCAGTAAAGGATGCGCATGGCGATCAGCCTCCAAACGTGAGCAGCGGCACGTTGCCGCCGGTGGCATAGGCCTCGCGCACTTTCGGCAGCGCCTGCTGGCCGACTGTCTGGCCGTTGGGCAGCACGATGTGCGCGAGGAACTCGTCTTCGAACGTGGTGATGCCGCTCTCCACAGCTTCCAGCTTTGCCTTCACCACCAACGCCAGCGCGCGCCACTTCTGGCGGCAGGCCTGCTCCCACGCGGCGTAGGTCTGCGGCGCGGTGCGAGTGCGCTTGCCGCCCGGCGTCATGACGAAGGCCTTGTCCATCGGGTCGGGCATGGGTAGGTGAAAGCGGATGCGCAGGCCGTGCGCTTCGAAAGCGATCGTGGCGGCGGTGCGCTCGGTCATGTAGGCGAAGCGATCCGCCCCGTAGCGCTGCAGCGTCTTCTCGATTTCCGCGCGGCTGCGATCGCTGCTCACGTCGGTGTTGGTGGCGTAGCGGGTCATTGGTTCCATTCCAGGCAGTCAGGGGTGCTGCAGATGCCGCGGCTCAGCTCGACGTGGCCGCGGTCATCGCGGCGAATCACGCGCATGAATACGGAGCCCTCGCACAGCGGGCAGGTGCACTTCAGTTCATCGCCACCGCAGCGGTTGAGACGGCTCAGCAGTCGCACCTCGGCGCTGATGCGGCGGGCTTTCTCGGTGTCGGTGCGCTGACTCATCCGATGGCCTTCTGGATGTAGTCCAGCGTCACCGCCGGGCGCACCGGGCCGAACGCCGCTTCGAGCTCGGCCACGTCGGCGTTGGTTTTCAGGTTGGCCAGGTAGTCGGCGGTGGCAGGGTCGCTGGCCTGCATCCACTGCCACAGCTCGCGCTTGCGCTCCGGCTTCAGCTCGGCCAGCGCCACCATTGCCGGCGGCGGCGCCTGGCGCTCGATCACCTGACCGGGCCGCAGGAAGCTGCGATAGCCGCGGGTTTCGGGCTGGTTGCTGGCAGCCATCAGCGCACCGCCTTGCCTTGCTTGGCGCAGCACGGGCCGGTATAGATCGCACCACCGGCGGGCGTGCGCTTCACCTTCATCTGCGCGATCGGCCAGCGCCGGCCGCACTTGTAGCAGCAGCGCTTGCTGGTGGTGGCGACCGGGAAGATGTCGCGGGCCACGGCGTTCATGCGGTGGCGCCCTTAGCGATCGCGAGCTTCGCAGAGATAGCATCGTCCCGCTCGTAGTAGGCGTCAGCTTCGAATTGGTGAGTCTTCTCAGACCAAGGTTCACCACCTTCCAGCAACGAGATGTAATAGACCCCGCGGCTTGGGCTGTAGAGAACCTGCAACTCGCAGACCTCCATCAAATCGCGAACGCGATGTTTCGCTTCGATGGTTCCCATGACGACTGGATCGGTGGCGCCGAATTCTTCGGTGAGGCCTTCAATTACGGCCTCCCAAACATCGAGGACGCTGACGGGCTGCGCCCCGCTCATCGCGCCAGCTCCAGCGCGTCCGCAATGTCCTCGCGGTCGGGCAGCGTGTAGATGGCCGTGCTCTCGCGGCTGCGCTGGCCCAGCACTACCTGCACGATGCCCTGCGGGTCGCGTGCCTCGCTGCGGGCCATCACCCGCTTGGCCAGGGTGTGGCGCAGCCAGTGCGGGCTGGCCGATACCTGCAGGCCGGCCTCGGCCACCCACATGGCCATGCGCGCCTGGTAGCTGCGCACGGACATGCCCCGGTGGTTGCGGCTCATCACCAACGGCATGTCGGGGTGCGCGCCGTAGCCCATGTCGGCGCGGATCTTCACCAGGGCTTTCAGGCAGGCGATGGCGCGGGTGTTCAGCGGTACTTCGTAGCCGCGGTGTCCCTTGGCGTGTTCATCGACCAGGTGCAGGCGCTTGCTGCGCAGCGCCGCCTTCGCGTCGCCCAGGGTGATGCCGGCCATGCTGCCGACACGACAGCCGGTCTGGCGCATCAGCTCGATCCACTGCGCGTCGCGCCGCGCCAGCACGTCGGCGAACTGCCGCACGTGCTGCATCAGCTTCTTCTCTTCCGGCTCGGTGAGGTAGCGCTCGAACACCGCGCGCTGGGTGATGGTGTTCAGCATGACGCCACCTCCGCGCCGGTGGCCTGCAACTGCTGGGTGCGCTGCCACTGGCGCGCTTCGCACAGCGCGGCGATCAGCAGGCTGGCGGTGCTGAAATGCAGGCGCAGATGGGCGGCGCCGCTGATGACCCACAGCACGGTGTCGATGACGCGGTTAGCGCTGTCGCGGAGTTGCTGCAGGTTGATCTGCAGCTCTTCTCCGCTGTCGAGCGGCACTGGTGGATTCCAGCCGTCGAGCGAAGGTGACGCCAAGACACGCGCGATCTCCTCGATCACCTTATCGCGGTCGACGTTCTCAACCTGCCACACGAACGGGCCGGTGCTCACGCACGTCATCGGCTGGCCGGGGTGAACGATCACCTCGATGTTGCCGTCGACGCTGTCGATCTGACGCAGGAACAGTTCTTCAATGCTCACGGTGTGACCTCGCTGGCAGGCGATGACTTCGGGAAGGTGTCGGGCTTGGCCAACTGCAGGTCGACCATCTGCAGCAGCTGCTCCATTTCGTTTTCCGGCGTGACCAGGCGCCGTGCGGTGCTGCGCTTCTTGGCGTCGATGCGGGCGCGCAGCACGGCGTACGCCATGTCGGTGATGAACTGGTCCGCCGCCTCGATGCTGAGCGTGTGCGTGTGCTGGTCGACGCAGATCGCCGGCAGGCCGAGGCCTGGGATGTATTGGGCGGTGAGGATGGGGGCGGTCATGTGGCGCCGCCCAGATTTGCCAAGGCATCTTGACGGCGGGTGATAGCGCGGCCGACGCGTTCTGCCGCGCGTTCGATGGCTGCTTTCTCGGCGCCGATACCCGGGAATTCGGCATAGGCCGAGTCCAGTTCCCTGTCCGCTTTGATCAGTTCATCGACGGCGGCCCGACCCGCAATCAAGGCGGTGGCTCGCTGCCGCAGATCGTCAATTTGCTTGGGGTCAGTGGATTGATCGGCCAAGCCATGCAGCACCGTTGCCGCGTGACGCATGGTGGAGAGGACCGGCGCGCTCATCACAGCCACCCCATCGACTTGGCGACCATGAACAGCACGCCCAGCAGGATCATGATCGTCGCCGCGCCGATCAGCGTGATGAAGGGCCAGTCCGGCGTCTTCGGCGGCGGCACTTCGGCGGGATAGCGGAAGGTGGGATCGACGCGCGTCATGCTGCACGCTCGATGCAAGCCCGCGGCTCGCACTCCACACCTTCCACTTCCGCCAGCACCGCGACCGGCTTTCCGCTGACCATGGCCACCGCGCGGATAACCACGCGCTGGCCGCAATCGCTGACCAGGCTGACCGGCTCGTAACAGGTCAGCGCGCCCATGCTGTTGGGGCCGAAGTGCCAGTGCATGCGCAGGTCGCTGCCACCGAAGCACTGGTGGTACTCCACACGCATGCGCAGGCCGCTGGCGAAGCGCAACTGCTCGCCGACTCGCACCCACTCGCGGCGACGATGGGAGCGCGCCGGGACCGGCACATGCCGGTTGATCATCTGGAACGTGAAGCGAAGCGATACATCAGACACGGGACACCTCCCTGGCAGGGGTAGTGGCAACGCGTTGCCGCTGGCGCAGTGCCAGCAGCTCGTCGCGGAACAAAAGAAAGAGGCACTGGCCGGCGCCGGCGACATGCGCAGGCGTGTCGATCGAGCGGGGGGACTCGATGACACGCACCACCCCGGGTGGACGGGGGGATCCGGCCGGGCTGGCGTTGCGCTTATCCCCGGACATCGGCCAGCGCCTCTAGGCGGGCGAGCAGGCCAAGCCCGGCACGCGCGGCGGCATCGAATGCGGCGCGGATGCGGGTGACCTCCTCCGGTGTGACATTGCCGTCCGCGATCGAGTCGCGGATGGACTGCGCCATCGCGCCGATTTCGGCGTGCATGGCGGCGTACTGATCGAGCAGCTCGACGTCGCCCACGTTGTGCGTGGCCGGCAATTTGTAGGCGACGTGCTGCAACGCCTGGTTGTAGGCGTAGAGGATGCGGAAATCGGCGGCGACCAGCTGCAACGGGATCGACTCGCGCAGGGTCAGTTGATGATCCTGCAGCGGGTTGGCCTTGTTGCTCAGCGTGGCCGGCAACATGCCGACCTTTGGCGCCAGCGCCGTGGCGCCGCGCTGCCGAGTCGCTGGATCCACGTAACCGTTGACGGTCTCGTAGATCGCTGTCTCGACGGAGCCGTAAAGCTCGTCCTGCATGGTGTGAACCCCCCGATCAACCTCACTTGGAGCGATCGAGGAACCCGGCTATGTTTTGTTCGCGCGCCATTAACACTCAACATCGCTAAACTGCGCGCGAGGGACTCCCGTTTGCCAAAAGCCGAGCTCCTCACCTGGCCCCGATTGGCTGCTACCAATCGGGGCCGATTTGTTTCCAGCGACTGCTATCGCTGTCGAACCGTCAAACCGCGACGCCCATCTCCTCCAGGCCTTTCCTCAGCAGGACCTCGCACTGCTGGTTCAGCGTGCGCACGTCCTGGCTGGCCGCACGGATCAAGGCCGCCTTCAAAGCAGTCGGCAGAACCAGCGAAACACGCGCCCGTTCACTCGCGGGCTTGTTTTTCACTGCTACGCTGTTGCGCTTATTCATATCGACGGTTTTGTTAGGCGTGCTTCATATTCGAAGCGGTGAAGTGAACATTACTCCATATTTGGAGAGCGTGCAAGTGGGGGAGGGTGCGCCCATCGAAAGCGTTGCCGACCGGCTGAAAAAAGTGCTGGACGGGCGCTCGCCTTGGATCTGGGGCAAGCGCGTGCAACTGAACGATGGCGCGATCGGCCGGCTGCTGAAAAACAGCCTTCCGGATCCGGAGCGGCTGATCCCGGCCATGCACATCGAGAACCTATCGCTCAACTGGCTACTGGACGGTATGGGCTCGCCCTACCTGCACTGGTCACCACTCAGTGACGCCGAGGCAGCCGAGGCCATCACGCGTCATCTGTATGCCGATGACAACGCCGAGATCCTGATCGCGCATTGTTCGGAAGGCTTCACCCCGGTGCTGCACACCACCAGGGAGGCCGAAGTGCCGAAGGGTGGGGCGTACAGCTATCGCGCCGTGACTATCGTCAGCGGCGGCGTGTTTGGCCCGTGCACACTGAAAGCCCTGGCGTCCGCGTCGATCAAGCGCGAAGGCAGCAAAGGCCCGAGTGTGAGATCACTGGATATTCCAGAAGCCGGGTGGCGTTTGTTGGCCCACGGCTATCTGGGCAACTACCCGCTGTTCGGCGACGAAACAAAAGAGGGGCTCTACGCGCAATCAAAGCCGGAAGTCGGCGCGGCTGACCTGGCCAACTACATCGTTCCCAGCAAAACGCGACTCGGCCAAGTATCCGAGCCAGCCGCCACCTGGCTGAGCAGCCAGCAGCGCGAACTCCACTACATGTTCGACGGGTTGTCAGAAGCCGATCAAGTCGCCGCCCTGCGAATGATTCGCGGCCTTCGCTACCCAGTCGAATAACCCGCCTCACACCCGTTCTTCGGTCGCCCTCGCACCAACCCCAACGATTCCGGCACCGGAACCTTAAACGAAATGGTGCGCAGTAAGCCAAGCGCGGGGCGCCACTTTCGCTTACTGCGCACCACGTCGGTGTTGGGTGTCAGCAAGCGGTTAGGGTTGTAGCTGATCAACAGCTCTTCCCCGTCCAGCGTGATGCTGTCGACGAAGCTGTTGTAGAACGATCGAGACCGTGCAGCGTTCCGATCGTCCTTCACCAGGTTGTGCAGGAATCCCGTCAGTTCGTCGATCTCGCCGCTGGTCATCGCGGTGGCCGGCGGCTGCTCGGCGTCGATGGCGGCAAGCATGGCCTCGGCGTCTTTCTGCAGCGCGTTGTTCTGGCGCAGCCGGGTGGTCATGTCGCCCAGGTTCGGGGCGTCCTTACCGTACAGCTCGAGCACGGAATACAGCTTGTTGTTGGCTTCCTGCAGGCGGGTGATCTTGGCCAGCACGGCGGCGCGGCGTTTGCGGTGGTTCGCGGCCCAGTTGCCGGCCTCGGCTTCCATCAGCTCGACGATGCTGGCCACGTTCCGCCGGCACAGCACGCGCTTCAGGATGACGTTTGACAGCCAGTCATCGACCAGGTCGGCCCGGATCCGCCGCGGATCGCACTCGCGGTTCTGCATCGACTTCCGGCAGCGGTAGTAGAAGTACAGTTTGCCGCCACGGCCGCGACTGGTTTCGATCTGCATGCTTGATCCGCATTTGCCGCAGCGCAGGATGCCGGTGAATGCGTGCGTGGACTTGGGCGAACCCGAAGCCTTGGTGATATCGGCGGCATCGTCCATCAGGCCTTGCACCTGATCCCACAACGGCCGCTCGATGATGGCCTCGTGGCTTGGCACGATGATCCAAGTGTCGCGGTCGCGCACGCCACGCGAGGTTTTGCCCCGGCGCCCAAACACGATGTTGCCGATCATGATCTCGTTGCGCAGCTCGTTGATCACGGTCTGCTTGGTCCACTTGCTGCCGCGGCGCAGGATGCCGCGGCTATTGAGCCAGGCCGCGATCTGGAAGGCTCCCTGGCCATTGGCGCGCATGGCGAACAGCTGGCGCACCAGGTCGACCTCTTCAGGCACTGGCACAAGCTTGCGGCGCTTCTGGTTGTCGGGCGCCGGGAGAGACTGGTAACCGAACGGCGGCCGGCCGCCGACCCAGTAACCCATTCGAGCGTTGCGCATCATCGAGCGGCGAGTGTCGGCGCTGATCCGGCGGCTCTGCAGTTCGTTGAAGATCTCCATCACGCCGTCCATCGCCCAGCCCATGTCGCTGGTGCGGTCGATCGGCGATGAGATGTAGATCAGCTGCACGCCGGCATCATCCAGCAGGCGCTTGTTGATCATGGCCTCGTACTTGTTGCGAGCGAAGCGGGCCGAATCCCAGCAGATGAAATAGGTGGCTTCCATGGCGCAGGCCATGTCGATCGCGGCCTCGAAGGCGGGGCGGTTCTTTTCGCGCCAGGCGCTCTTGGCGTCGTCGGTGAACACGCGAAGTACGCGCGCGCCAAGCTCCGCGGCACGGCGCTCGCCGACCTCGATCTGGGTGGGGATGGATACGTCCTGCTCTGACTGCTTGCGGTCGCTGACGCGGGCGTAGTTGACGCTGGTGACTTCTTTCTCGGCCATGTTGGCAGTCTAGGCTTCGTCGAGGATGCGGCGGATGTGAGACGTGGTGGGCACGTCACTGGTGATCGTAGTGAGGTGCTGGCGGATCTGGTCGAGGTCGAGGCCTTCAGCGGCAAGCGATCGCATCAGCTGGTTGCGCTGGTAGCGCATATACGTCGACAGCTTCGGCATGACAATGCGGTCACGGCTGCCCACGCCGTCGACGGTGGCCAACGCCTGCCACAGCGTCATGAACGCGTCGTAGCCGATCAGCGCGGCGACGCGCGGCCAGGGCTGCGGCAGACCGACGCGTCGCAGCTCGGCGAGCCGCGGATCCGCCGCCGCCGCCGGCGCGCCAATGCGCGCCCCGGTTTTCGTGCAGACGTCCTGGTACCCACCCCCATGCTGGGCAGTGCGCGAAGGCTTAGCCGACCCCCCACCCATGCTCTTTCTCACCATTTCTTAACGCTCCGCGCCTGGTGCTCTGACGATCCCGTTGATTGAACTGCGTGATTGCCAGACGAGGTGCTCTCGCAGTCCGCATGGATCGACGTCGCACGCCTATCGAACTGCGCCTTATGCGGGACCACGCAGTTAACCGGACCTAAACACTTAGTCCGCTTTCTTAACGAGCTATTAACAATCGCGCAGACCCCGCTATATCTCAGTGTGGGTGTGGGAAGAGCCCCGGCGTCTTTCATTTATCAGGCCCAGTGTGGGCGCGGGAAGCGCGCTGAGGGCGCTCAGCAGCGTCAATGCGGCGCAGATCCTCGAGGACGGGCGTTCGCATCTTGCCGAGCGGGTTGGCTTTGTCGACGGTGCGGCGCAGCTTGCGCATGGCCAGGTGGGTGTAGATCTCGGTGCTCTTCGGATCGTTGTGGCCCATCAGCGCCTGGCTGGCGAACAGGCTGGCATCTTCCTCAGCGAGCTCGGTGCCATAGAGATGGCGCAGTGCATGCGGGTTCAACTGGTCGGGCGGGATCTTCGCTGCGGCGCCATGCTTGGCCAGCAGGTCGCGCACGGTGTATTCGCTGATGCGGCGCGCCTCGCCGTGGTAGTCGCATGCCGGCAGCATGCGGTTGGCCACCGTCACGAACAGCACTCGATCGCCATCCTCCAGCGTGCGATCGATTGCCGCCAGATCGGGGTGGCCAAGGTAAGCGCGCAGCAACAGGGCCACCTCGCGGGGTGCTGGCATGTCGCGCTCCTTCGAACCTTTCTCGGTAACGCGGATCACCAGGTCTTCGCGCCCCTCGTACTCGGTCCAGATCATGGCCGATTCGTTCAGCGCGCAGATGCCGCTGATGCGCAGGCCCAAGCCCATCAGCACCGCCATGATCACGGTGTCGCGCAGGCCAAGGAACGTGGCCAGGTCGGGCTGGCGCAGCAGCAGGTCGGCGTTGTTCAGCGTGATGGCGCGCGGCAACGGGCGGCCTGCACGCGGGTAGGGCAGGTGTTCGGCGGCGTTGCCTGGCAGTTTCTTCTGCGCGTGAGCCCAGGCATAGAAGCCGCGCACTGCCGAGACATACACCCGCCGCGATCGGGCGCCGATATCCAGGCTATGGCAGTACATGCCAGTGAACCGTTCCAGGTCATTGAGCGAAGCGGCCAGTGGATCCGATGTGCTGCAGCGCAAATGCTCGACGGCTGGCGGCTCGATACACCACATGCCCAGGCGGATCAGCACCGACTGGTACAGGTCGATCGTCGCCGGCGAGCGGCCCTTGTTGTGCTGCAGCCAGGTCAACCAATCGTTCACCAGGCGGACGAAATGATCGAGCTCGGGAGGAAGGAGGGGCATCGCACACCGGTTTCCGTGGGACCGGGGTGACCGTGTGCTCCAACATCAATTTAGTCAACAAGTTACCGTTCCACGGAATTCCACGTTTCGCGTTCATGTTCCGTGGAAAGCGTGGGACCCACTTTCAAACGGTTGTTCTAACCCGTGGAACCGGCCTCCACTCCTTTCAGCCCTTCTTTCTTCTTCTTTTTCAATTACATGAGAGAGAGAAAAGAGGGTGTAACGCGGCCGAGACGATGTGTAAGAAAGTCTTAAAAGCGTGGAAGTATGTCGGCGCAGCGTGGAATTTTGAAGGCAAAACGTGGATCCGTTCGCCTTAGAGAAACAATGACTTACAGCGATAAATGCAGCCTATCACACGCCCAGCGGTGCCGCCCCCGCCTCCCTTTTGGCTGCGAGCGCCCCGGATTTCACTCATTGGGGGTGCGGGGGAAACGATGAAGGTCAGCGGGCCGGCGGTTGCGGTCGTGCATGGGCGGCGGGCAGAAAGGGCCCGCCGCATGCCAGGAACGCGGGCGAGAGTGCGATTCTGGGGCGCTCGCGGCGGCCAGTGGCCTATCCGGGCGCATGGCGGGACAGTCGTCTGGCCAGGCGAAGCGGCAGCGGCAGGGCGCGACGGTTGGCGCAGTACAAAAGCGCAGCGCAGGGTTTCGGACCGCTGCGATTGGCGGGCGCGGGCGAGGTTTAGCGGATGACGCCCTTGCTGCGCAGCGTATTGACGCAGGCGTGCTCGCCCTGGTGCGTGATCAATAGCGCGGTGTACTTCGACACGGCTTGGCGGATCCACGCGTCTACCGCCGGCAGGCCGACGGCGCTCAGCAGCGGCGGCACGTGCGTGAGCAGCGGTGCCGGCGGCGTGCGGTCACAGTTGAACGTCGGTGGCGCCGGCGGCGTTGGCGGCGTCGACGGCCTTGTCGAGCTCGTCTTGCACCCCTGCAGGGCGAGAACAGCGATCAGCAGGCAAAGGGCGATCGCGATAGATGACGCGGATGGATTCTTCCGATGCATGGCTCTGTGCCTCGTTGGCCGGCAATTTCTCGCCGAGGAACTGGTTCAGCGATGTCGTGGCCAGCGCGCTGAACTGGTCGAGCTGCTCCCGCTGGCGTTGCAGATCGGCCGCTGCTCGCGCGTCATCGGCAAGCACGGCATTGCGCCCATTCGTCACGCCGGCGGCGTAACGCGTGTCGCCGTAGTGGTGTCGCTCCACCAGGGCGCTGGCGATCAGCAGGGCAATCGCCAGAACAATGCCGGCGTAGAGGTAAAGGCGGGTCATGGCTTGCCGTCCTTCTCGCGCAGCGCATCGGCTGCTTTCTGTGCCTTCGTGGCGGCGGCGCTGGCCGTGTCGGCGGCTGTCGCCGCTGTGGCTGCAGCATCGGCAGCCTGGCCCGTGGCGCGCACCGCACTGCCAGCGAGCTGATTGATCAACTTGTCTTTCGCGTTGATCGCCTGGCTGTACGCTTCAGCCAGATCGCTTTGGCGTTGGTACACGCCGATGCCGTAGCCGAAACCCACAGCGCCAAACAACAGCACCATCAGCGCGATCCACCCGTTATGGTGGTGCCACCAGGTGCGCGCCGGTCCGGCGCCGTTCATTGGCTACTGCCGGTAGTGGATGCCTGAAACTTGCGCAGATCTGCCTGCAAGCGCGAAATCTGGTCAGTCAGGTCGGCCACCTGCCGGCGCAGCGCGCCGATTTGCGTGGTCGCATCATCGAGCGATTTGCGGAAGCTTTCCGATCGGGCCTGCTCTGTTGCGAGTTGGCGATTCAACATCTCGATGACGGCCGTTTGAGCCGTATCTGCCGCGCGATCTGTCGCTGATCGGCTCAGGAAATTCCGCAGCCATAGCACGCCGCCGATGACAGCGGCGCCGGCGACGCCCAAGAGTCCGCCGGTACCGCCAGGGATCAGGCTCGGATCAACATCCATCATGGTTCCGTTCGTTGTGGCGGTCATGTCCGCTACCTCGCAGGTTTCGTGATCCCCTGATCTGTTGGTTCATGTCAGCCCCATCGCAGCCTTCGCGATCGCCCAACGCCGGCGGCGATCATCGACGCCGTTCGCATGGGCAATGTCGGCGTTCGGATTGCCAAGGTTGATCGCGCACGTGATGCGGTCGAACTCGCCGGCGTTGGCCAGCATGGTCAAACCATGCCGGTGCCAGTACCAGGCGGAAATCATGCAGCCCACGTCGAGCTCGTCGAGCAGATCCGGATGGCCGACCAGGTCCAGGCCCAGCGCCTTGCCGGCGATCGCATAGTTACTGCGCCCTGTGAGTTGGATCGGCCCATGGCCGCGGAAACGGCGGCCGTCGCCGGGTTGATCGTTGCCCAGCGCGAATGCCTTGAGGTTGCGATCGTCTGCCCGCGTCGGTGGCCACGCCGCATCCGGATTGCGCTCGTATCGCACCTGCGCCGGCGTCGGCCCCCAGATCTCGGCCGAGTAGCGGAATCCAGAGGACTCATGCCCGCACTGCGCGAGGAATGCCGCCTGGTCCATCGCCGTGTCGATGTGCCAGTCCACCATCGCGGCGAACATCGGCGCGGCCCACATCGCTGCAATCGCGGAAGTGCAGGCGGTGGCGCGCTGGAAAAGGGCGGTCTGATCCATGGACAGACCGTGTGCGGGTCGGGCGCGCAGGTCAACGGGAAACCATGCGCTACACCGCTGCCGTGGCAGGCGCTTCATCGACCACGATGCCACCGAAATAATTCGGGCCACTCAGGTGGGCGATCGGATCGAACCTGCCCACGCCGAACAATGCTGTGCGGTGGATCTCTGCTGCCGTGTCGAAGCGCGGCACAACGGTCACGCGGCTCGATGCGCGTATGTTCGCCCGCAGCATTTGCCAGTCCATCCCGTTTGCCAAGCCGCCACCCCGCACCACGGGCAGCTTGCCGAGCGCGAACGGAGCCTGCAGCGTGCGATAGCCGCGAACCTCTGTCGTGAATGGCTGGCTGCCCTTGCTTCGGCGCTGAACGCTCGGATCGTTGTCGATGTCCTTCCAGTCGGCCGTATGCGGGATCTCGACTGTCGGCCCCACCCAGGCCTCGCCGATGTCGAACGCGCTATCCGCGGCGATCGATGCCGCGCCGTCGACGTCGTTGGCGATCCGGAACTCCACGCCGATCACCGCGTCCAGCCCGTCATCGAGCACGAACCATGCGCAGCGCGAGCCATCAGGAAGTTGCACCACGCGCTGGCTGGCCAAGTCGGCGAGGTACGTGTAACCGGCATCCGCTGCGCGCCGGAACGCCAGCGTGATCAGCGTGCCGGCCGGCAACGTCAGGCCCAGCAGGGCCAGCACACGGGGCGCGAATGCCGTCGCCCACGTACCGCGAAGCGTCAGCACGCTGGCCGTGGTCTGGGCGCCGCTGAGCCACTGCAGGCGCGATACAGCGGCTGGCCGGCCGTTGATCAAAGCGGCGCCCGCATCGTCGCTGAGCCATGCCGCACCAGGACCGATGAGTGCCCAGATGATCGCGGGTCGAGAGTAGGAAATCAGCATGTCAGCCCCAGCAGGTGATGTTTGCGGTTCCGGCGAGCAGATCCGGCTCGTAGTCGATGACCATCACGGCCTTGCCTTCGCTCAGCCCATACCGGTGGTAGACGAGCGTCCACACCTGGCCGAGGTCGATGCCGGGCAGCGCTTCGAGCTCGATCGCAATGGCGAAGAACCGACGCGGCGTGCCGTAGATCTCCGCAATGCGGTCGATCTCGGCCTGGCCATCCGCCTCGGCATCGAAGCAACTGATGATCGCTGGGGCGTACAGCGCATGACTGTAGGCGCCGGCCAGCGGCCGGGCGCTGCTCACGGTGACCTGGCACGGGCGCAGCATCGACTGGCGCACGGCCAGCGGAAAGTTCGTGCTCGTCTGGACCAGGTCGCCATCGCTGAGCTGCGCCCAGTTGCGGCGCACGCCCATCTGGGTGGTCAGTCCCGGCGCGGTATCGAGCGAAGGCACCAGGTCGGCATCCATCGCATTGACGTCGATCGTGCCCGCGCGATCGCCCACGGCGACCGACTCCGGCGCCATCATCCGGGTGAACCGGATCGTTCCGGTGCCGTCGACCCACTTGCAGGCCGTATAGCTGGCCAGCGCCATGTCCAGCGCCGTGGCCACCGTCTCGCCGCCGGTCAGGTAGACGCCCACGCCGCTGTATCCGCTGGCCGTGTCGATCGCCTGCGCGTCGGTCAGCGACCAGGCGACGCCAAGCGCGGCCGCGCGCACGTCGAGCACCTGGTGCAGGTAATCCGCCAGCTTGATCGACTGCAGCAATGCCGGCGTCGTGTCGATCGGGTTGGGCGTGTAGGTATCGTCGTAGACGAGCAGCTCGATGTCGCTCACCGTCGGCGGCGTGGCGATCGCGCCCGCCACCAGCGGCACACCGAGCAGGTACAGATCGTGGTCGACGCCGTCGCTGTTTGTGATCGTCGCGGTGTACGTGCCGGCTTTCGTCCACTTGAGGATGATCTTGTCGACC